TCTACCGGCGCATGGCGAACACTGCCGCCCTCCCGGGCGGCCTGTTCGGCCTGAATGCGCAGGCGGTGCTGCCGTGCGGGACTCAGGCTCATGCGTTACTCCCCACCTTCCGGCGCAGCTGGCGCGGTGAAATCACCGATTTCGATGTTTTCGACCAGGGCCGCGCAGCGATAATCTTCAATCACATACGCTTCGTTGACGGATTCAAAGTTTTCAATCCGGTCACGTTTCGGGTTGTCGATAACAGAACGGCGGCGGGTATCCTCCTGCCAGTAGATGGACAGGTTATCCAGACGGGTGATCAGGAGGGCATTCGCCGGGAAGAACGGCGCGCGCACCGCCTGCAGGCCACCCATGCGTTTCTGGCTGATAATCAGATCGGCGGCGATTTTCTCGCTGTTTTCCTGCTCTTTGTTGACCAGCGGGAAATACTTGTCGGACAGCAGTTCGCGGCCGCAGATAACAACCAGCTCGTCATCGTCCTGATAAACCACGTCGATCAGCTCGCTAACCGCATCCATCACCACGGCGTCCAGGTTGGCATAGTCGCCGCCCTTGCCCACCTTCACCGCGCCTGCAGTGGTGGTACCGTCCTGGGTGGTGCTGCCCATTACATTGTCCGGCGCGTCTTCGCGGATTTTCTGCAGCCAGCCCTTATTCACATCCTGCAGCAGCGGGTTTTCAGCGCGGTTGGAGGTTTTGGCGCGCTTCACGCCGTTGAAGCCGATCATGATGCGGTCCAGCGCCTGGCGCTTGATGATGGCGTTACGGATACGCACCTGGAAGTCCTGGAATTTCGCCCATAGGTCCAGCTTTGCGTAGGTCAGCACCGTGTCAAAGTTGGTCTGTTCGCATTTATATTCCACGTCCTCCATCAGCATCGGATCGGTAGGTTCGCGCTCTTTGGTCGTGGTGTCGGTGGTTCCGGCAATGGTGGAGCCAACGCCCAGGCCAAGCAGCTGGCCGGACTGCTCCGCAACCGGCGTGATGTTAATCAGCGTCAGAAAAGCGGCGGACTGCTGGATCTGGTCTTCCAGCGTCTGCTGCACGGACGGGTCCACGGTGAACTTGCTGGAAAGCTCTTCCACTTCCACGTTGTTCAGGCGCGCCAGCTGCTGCAGATAGGCGTTAAAGGCAAAGCGGGTATTCTTTTTCATCGGGTTGTATGCTCCATCAGCAATTGGTCAGGGTGCCAGCCGGTGCGTCACCGCCCGGCGCGCGCTGGCGGTAATCTTTACGGCTGTCCTCACGGCTCAGCTGCTGCTGAAGCTCGGTAAAGGCTGCCTGCTGCTCCTGCAGCGAGGACTCCAGTTCAGAAATGCGCGCGTCCTGATCGGACAGGGATTTATCAGTGCGCTCGCTCAGGTTCTGCTGCTCGGTGGCGACCAGCTCAACGGCTTTGTGCACGTCTGAGAAGCGCGCATCATCGGTCTGCTCTTTTTTAGTGAACAGGGCGGTCACGCGTGCAAAGAGGGACGGCTTTTCGTCCTGGGTTTCTTCCAGCTCGATCTGCGTTTCTTCAGCGGCGGTAAAGAGGTTTTCCGGATTCTGTTTGCGGTTAGCCAGCGGGTTTTGCGCGGCGTTGGCGCTGAAGGTCAGCATTTCGGTGCCCAGGCTCGCCGGATCGTCAGTGGCAGCCAGGCCTACAAGGTAGGCTTTGCCGGTGTCGGCAAACTTCGGGTTTACTTCCATAGAGGTGAAAAGCTTCTGGCCTTTTTTGACCAGTTCAACCAGGGAGCTGGTCGGCTCTACATCTGCATACAGAGCCATTTTCCCCTTCAGCTGGCCGCCCTGAATTTCTTCAGCTACCAGCCCGGTCACTCTGCCGTAGCGGTTAAAGGCGCTGTCCGGTGAATAGGACTTGATGTGCTCAAGGTTAATCAGCGCGGTGTAGACCTCCGGGTTGTAGCTGGCCGCCATCTGCTCCAGCCATTCACGCTGGATTTCGCGCCCGTCGGTGGTGGCACCTTCCACCCCGATACGGAAACGCTTTGCTTTCACTGTCATGAGCCTTGCTCCGTTAGAAAAAACTTACTGGAGCCTTATGGTTGCGGTGATGGGGGGAGTGAAACAACGCGCGGCGCTTGTGCGGTCGGCCATACAAACCGCAGCCGGGGAAAGCGCACTGTCAAGGCCGTAGGCTTGTGCCATGAACACAACACTGACCCCCGCAGACCTCGATCCCCGTCGGCAGGCCATGCTGCTGTACTTTCAGGGATACCGCGTAGCCCGCATTGCTGAAATGCTGGGCGAGAAAGTTGCAACCGTTCACAGCTGGAAGAAGCGCGACAAGTGGGGCGACTATGGGCCGCTGGATCAGATGCAGCTCACTACCGCCGCGCGTTACTGCCAGCTCATTATGAAGGAGCAGAAAGAAGGGAAAGACTTCAAGGAAATTGACCTGCTGGCGCGCCAGTCAGAGCGCCACGCCCGGATCGGTAAATTCAACGACGGCGGGAACGAGGCGGATTTAAACCCGAACGTAGCCAACCGCAACAAAGGTCCGCGCCGTCAGCCTGAAAAGAACGTTTTCACCGACGAACAGATCGAGAAGCTGCAGGAGGTTTTCCACGGCTCGATGTTCGCCTACCAGCGCCACTGGTATGAGGCAGGCAACCGCCACCGTATCCGCAACCTGCTTAAATCGCGCCAGATCGGGGCGACCTTCTTTTTTGCCCGGGAGGCGCTGATTGACGCCATTACCACCGGCCGCAACCAGATTTTTCTCTCAGCCAGTAAGGCGCAGGCGCACGTCTTTAAGCAGTACATCATCGACTTTGCAAAAGAGGTGGATGTGGAGCTGAAAGGCGACCCGATGACACTCAGCAACGGCGCGTGCCTTTACTTTCTCGGCACCAACGCCCGCACGGCGCAGAGCTACCACGGCAACCTGTACCTGGATGAATATTTCTGGATTCCGAAATTCCAGGAGCTGCGCAAGGTTGCGTCCGGTATGGCCATTCACAAAAAATGGCGACAAACATACTTTTCCACGCCATCCAGCCTGACCCACAGCGCCTATCCTTTCTGGTCCGGCGGACTGTTCAACCGGGGCCGCAACAAAGCAGACAAAGTGGATATTGACCTGACTCACGGCAGCCTGGCCCCCGGCCAACTTTGCCCGGACGGTCAGTACCGCCAGATTGTCACCGTAGAAGATGCGGTGCGCGGCGGCTGTAACCTGTTCGACCTGGACCAGCTGCGCATGGAGTACAGCCCGGACGAATACCAGAACCTGCTGATGTGCGAATTCATCGACGATCTGGCGTCTGTGTTCCCCCTGAGCGAACTGCAGGCGTGCATGGTGGACAGCTGGGAAGTGTGGTCCGACTTTCAGGCGCTGGCGCTGCGCCCGTTTGGCTGGCGCGAAGTGTGGATTGGCTATGACCCGGCGAAGGGTACGCAGAACGGCGACAGCGCCGGATGCGTGGTGATGGCTCCGCCAGCCGTGCCGGGCGGCAAGTTCCGCATTCTTGAGCGACACCAGTGGCGCGGGATGGACTTCCGCGCGCAGGCTGACGCAATCAAAAAGCTAACGCAGCAGTACAACGTGACCTATATCGGTATTGACTCGACCGGCGTCGGCCACGGCGTCTATGAGAACGTGAAAGCGTTCTTTCCTGCGGTGCGGGAGTTTGTCTACAACCCCAATGTTAAAAATGCGCTGGTACTCAAGGCTTACGACATTATCAGCCACCGCCGCCTGGAGTTTGACGCCGGGCACACCGACATTGCGCAGTCTTTCATGGCTATCCGCCGCGCCACTACCGCCAGCGGCAACCGCCCCACCTACGAAGCCAGCCGCAGCGAGGAAGCCAGCCATGCTGATCTGGCCTGGGCAACGATGCACGCACTGTTTAACGAACCGCTGCAGGGCGAAGCCGCCAACACTAGTAACATTGTGGAGATTTTTTGATGAGTGATCTTAACGCCCCTGTCGATACCTTAAACACAGAAAAAACTAAAACCACCTCAGCAGAAGCTTTTAGCTTTGGCGACCCGATCCCAGTACTGGACCGCCGGGAACTACTGGATTATGTGGAGTGCGTACAGATGGACCGCTGGTATGAACCGCCAGTGAGTTTTGACGGGCTAGCGCGTACCTACCGCGCCGCCGTACATCATAGCTCACCGATAGCGGTGAAGCGCAACATCCTGACCAGTACTTTTATCCCGCATCCACTGCTCAGCCAGCAGGCATTCAGCCGATTTGTGCAAGATTATCTTGTATTCGGTAACGCCTACCTGGAAAAGCGAACTAACCGCCTCGGAGGTATTCTGTCGCTTCGGC